ATATGCGAAACAAAAATCTATATGATTCCTGTGAACCACGCGCTCTATAAAACTGTCTAATGTATTTTGCAAGTAATCTTTTATCTACTAGAACATTTCTAGGAATACTTGGCATAAATTCGCGTTGAAAGTATTCTACAAATTCATCTAGAGTTCTATCAATGTCTTGATAATCAAACAATCCACGAGAAGCATCTATTGCGTCTTTGGATTGTTCCATATATTCAAAATAAGCTTTTAGAAATGCAATAAACTTAGGCGCATCGTCTCTTAGAAACCCAGAAAACTGAGATTCTATCTGAGAAGATAGCTTACGATATATTTCATTTGCGCCAATGATAGCCATATTAGTATGATGATGATAAGTTTGTTAAAATGGTTTCATATGTAGTGTCATTACCTTGTGTAGCGACTGTGCTTATCTTAGCACTTACCACTTGTGTAGTTGATTCAATCACAGTTATTGTAGTGTCTGAAAACAATAGTAATTGATTACGCAGAGGAACTATGTTAGGTAATACTGGTCTTGCATAAACAGATATGCTATCTCCAACAAATGCACTTGGCAAAAAGCTTTTTAATGTGATAACACCAGTCGTGTAATCTATTGTTCCTGCGTTGGTATCAAGATATACTTCAGAAGTGCCATCAACATAATAAATTCCTATTACACCATCATCGTCATTGAAAAATGCTGATTTACCCTGAAATGTAAATCCTGACGAACGCACTGCACCAATATTTGCTAGTTTATTATTATAGTTTAATGTATAGGAATTTTTTGTTACTGTTGATGGAACAAATCGCTTTTGAATATCAATTATAGCACTAGTTCCTACAATACTCTGATCTGCGTCATCTAGGAATCTCAAAAATCTTGAGAAGTAAAAATTCTTAGCAAATCTATCAAATGTATTTGTTTCAAAAGCAATAACGCGATTAGACACGAGGTTGCCTATTTCAGATGCTGTTCTTGTTGTAGCAGTAGAATCATATTGAACTATTACTGTTGGTGTAACATACAAATATGTTGGATCGACAAATTCCAAATCTACAGATTGAACGTTATACTTTTTAATAGAAGTTTTTATTTCTTCTTTTGTTTGACTTGAAGTCAAAGTTCCCTGATACGGTTTCATAGCAGCATATACTTTACCATAAATTGGTGGATCATTGTCTTCTCCACCCCAAACGGAAGCAGCTTGAATATCTTTGCGCTCACGAAGAATGATCCGTTCGTAATCGCTAGTCGTTACTGCTCTATTTTGCGTCTCATAAATTTTTGGTGCATTGAATCTAATTGATTCTATACTTTCTTGATCAGCCCCACCTGTAGCACGAGTATTGACTTTAAAATTAAACGGCGTTACACCGCCTACACTTCCTACTGCTGTAAAGTTATTAGCGCCATTACCACGAGTAGCACTACATGTACGATATGTTATTGATATTGTGCTATTATAGTCTGGACGTTGACCTAGAACATTATCACCAAAACCTATTTTGTATTTAAAATCTCTGTCAGCTTCAACGTAGAAAATCTTTGAAGATGAATTTACAGTTAGAATATCGTCTGCTTGAACATATGTCTGTGTATTTCCGGAACTCGTAATTGCAACAGAAATACTTCTGGTATCCACGCTTGCGTTTGGCAAAACAAATGCTGTATTTGATGTTGTAAATGCGAATCTATGTGTTAGTGGATACCCCTCCACAAGAGTTATATCGCCTCTAAATCCATTAGTTGAATTTGCAGTAATAACATATGTCTCTGGGGTTACGAAAGTATATGATACACTGTTTATAGTAGAAGTAAACTGTGTATGTTTTGGAATAGAAATGATTGTGAAAGATGAATTTGATACGGCCGTTGTATATGTTATCCGCACATTAGCTGTCGCGCCACGTGCTGATATTGGCATATAGTTTACCAGCTTGGCGCGTGAAGCTACGCTATCATAGAATTGTGCTGAATCAATGAACGATTCTGAAGCTGCCATATTCGTATAAAACGCATTATAGTATGTATTGTATGCCAATAAATCTAACAGGGTTCCTAGTGCAGAATCTTGAAAATCATAATCAGCAAAATCTGGTTTTGCTGCGATAAAATCGCGGAGATTGCGACGTATTGTGTCGTAATTCAACCCTGTTACTAGTAGTGATGTATTTGCTGCCATTATTTTATTCCTGTTTTCTTAGCATTTTAAACTTTTCAGCGAACTCTTTCAAGATCAATACCTAATGTTACAGATGCTCTGCTGTTTAATGGGCGGAAGATAATTGATATAGTCAACATATTTCTATCTGGATCTCCACCAAATCTAATGTCCAAAAGTTGAACCCTAGGTTCAAAATTTTCTATACAAGTTTCAATTGCATATCTTATGTTAGACTCTGTTACGGCTGTATAGTTTTCAAACAACATACTACGAATGTCAGATCCAAATAATGGGGCGTATGGCCTTTCATAAAAAGAAGTCAGTATAAGATTTTTTAAAGCTTGCTTTACAGAATCTGAGTTTTTCTTGATTATAAGTTTACCAGTCACTGGGTGAGCAGTAAATCTAATATCAAAATCTTTATAAATGATTTCTTTTAAAACTGTAGCCATATTGTCCTCATTAGTGCTTTTCTCTATTTATTAGAAAAATAACTCTTGACAATTACAAAAAGTGTAGTATAATAAGCATTGTGCTTTTCAAGAATATTCATATAACTTTTTAATTAAATTAATCATACATCTAGTTATCCGGGTGCTTCAGACTCAGGTATATCAGAATTTATAGTTTCAATTGGCCCAGATTCTAGATTACGATCTCTTGTACGGCCAACCATGGTTAAAAATAATCTCTTTTCATTCGCAAATTTAGTCGCGATTTCAGTACCAGTATTAGCTACATCTCTACCTATTCTATCAAGAGATTCAGTTAATTTGACTTTATCCTGCAGAGTGTCTCTAATTTTAGCTTCCATCGATGAACGTAGATTTTCTAATAATCCTGTAGGAAATATTTCAGATGCACTAGCCCGAGCTACAAGTGCATCAAAGGATTCTTTATCACGGTCCGTCATTACCTGCACTCGCGTCTCAAGTTCCGCTGCTTCTGCTGCATCTACTACTTCATAATCAGGTACTATTTCTACAGGAAGTGTAGGCTTTAATTCTGGTAGAGCCTTTAAAACTTCTAAACCATTTATGATTTTCATATTTGGTATATCTTTCACTATAGAAAACGTAGAATCACTGAACTTAGATACAATAGAATTCATATCTACAGATGGAAATTTTGCTGCAATTGTGCTCATTTCACTCACAAACCCAGTTGGGTTCGTAGATAATGATGCCATTGCATTGAATATATCTTCTTGTAAACTTGCTGTTGGGATTTCAAGTTCACTCAGCATACTGCCAAATTGATCTTTCAAAGAACCCAACTTAGTATCTACTTGCGTTTTTATAGAAGATATCTGGCCTGCAATTCCATCTGTTGCTGAAGATAAAGTTTTTACTTTACCCATAAGATCTGTTTCTATAGCGTTGAATTGTTCGATGATTGGATTCAATCCAGGAAAAGTTAGATTGTTCGTCAATGTTGCTAAAGATGGTATTGGAATGGGAGACGTAATAGCCATTTATATAGACTCCGCAGTAGATGCTGTGGGTATTAATGTGCAATCGTTATCTGAGGTCCGAACAGGATCAGTAGAACAAGCGTAATCTACACCAGCAGCATGTCTATTGTACGTATCTTTACCAAAGTGACTCTTATAGTCATTGTCGTATCGCACATTAAATACACCATTATAATCATACTTAGCAATACCAGCTACAGATAGGTCCAGCGTTGTATTGTATGTAGTTTTAGCTGCGGCTGCTACAGAGAAATCTAAACTTGTTCCAAATGTGAATTTAGCTGCTGTTGTTGATTTTAGCGAAAACTTAGAGCCGGAGGCAATAGACAGATTAGCGCCTGATGCTATATTCAAATCACCAGTAGAAATATAATAACTTGTACCCTTAGTTACTAATGTTCGCTCATCTAATGAAGATGATTTATATGTTTTCTTTATGCTTTCATTAAATGTACCATTTATCTTTAGATCGTCGTCTCCACCTACTATCGTGTTTCTATTTCCATCTATTTTGGTCGTTTCATTCATAGCTATATTAGTAGCACGGGATCCTGTCAATTCGGTGTAATCTGTACCACCGCCCTTATCTTTACCGCCTATTTTAGTATATCTATTACCATGAACAGTGAGATGATAATCCCCAACGACTTCTTGAATATAATCACCTTCGACTAACAACCTAGCATCACCTTTTATTGTGACATTACAATCACCGTTGATTAATACATTATTATCTTTAACATATATTTCGTAATTTTTTCCTACAACTTTAGTGACCTTTGAACCATCTGGCTGTATTTCATAAAATGTTCCTGTTCTGTGATATTGATGTATTCTTTCGCCACCAGCGGTGTCATCTATTTCAAATGCGTGACCACTTTCAGTTTTTATAACATGATTCAATGGATAAACTGAAGTCGAATCTCCTCTTTGAACAGGTTCTTCCCATGTCACCGAAGCTTTTGTCTTGCCCTGTGAAACTGTAGAAAGACTATACACTTCAGCAGTAGAAACATCTTCTACTCGTGTTTCAGTTTTATCTTTTGAGACCTTATCTTCTTCCCAAAACTTATTAGATAACTTTGGCGCATCTGGAACATTCAACGCAATAGGATAAATCCCAGTTGGATCTCCAAAACCAGAAAATCCATCTTTAGCTTCAGTAGAAATACCAGGTAGAGTGCCGAGTATCATTGGCGATGTCGCGTTTTTGCCATCCAAGAAAAAACCAATAACAGTTGTACCTTCAAGCACTCCTGTTGCAGTTTGTCCTATTCCGCCAAGACTTCCGGAAGTTATGGGCATCATAACTTGAGCCCAAGGTAAATCTTCTTTTGCTACTTTGCCAGTTTCTTTTGTATGCCAACCGTAACAACGAACTCGTACACGACCAGCACATAGAGGATCCATTCTATCTTCTACGACACCAAAAAACCAAACGAATCCATCAAGCCCAAGATTTTCACCAGCACTACGAACAGTCATTATGTTACCTTTTCTTGAAAGTTTTTTCTCATTGCTTCAACAACCGTTGCATAATTGCCTGATATAACATCTATTTTGTGTGCTACGGCAGTAGCAATATATTTACCTGAAATATTTGGATCATTCTTCCGTTTGCCCGCAACGGTGTCATCCGCTCGGGGAATGATTAGATTCATAGTTTGACCAACAATAATGTTTGGATTAGCAGGAACTGAAAAATGTATTCTCATGCTACCAAATTGCATTAGTGTAGATGATTCTCTTGCTAGAAAACCTTGTCTGCGCCTAAATGTGTTTTGCGTATCATTGTCTTGATTTGTAATATAATCTGTGGTTGATCTATGTGCATCAGTAATAACAAATTTGCTTACAGTGGGTGCCTTGAAATATCTATCAAGAGATTTATTAGAGATAGTTGCCTGATTTCCTTTTGAACCCTTAGATTTATCTTTTGAGTAATCATATGTCACACTTTTGAAAGTTTTGGTGAGTGGATCAAATGATTTCACTTCCATGCTATATTGGCCGCCTATTTGACCGTGTATAAGATTGACTGAATTGTTTATTTCGAGAAATGAAATATTGCTTTCCAACTTAGCTGAAGCACCCGGAGTTGACTCTGCTGAAGATAATTCATCATATATGAATCTGTGTGATGGAGCTTTAGCATATAATTCATCTAATGTTTCAAAATGATATCCTTCCATAGTTTCATAAAACAAATATATTGAAGCTGGATTAGTTATAGATTCTGCTTCTCGACATAATTGCTTTATAAAAGCATTTACTGTTATTCCAGTAGCAACGAAATGTTGAATGCCTTTAGTTTTTTCAAAAGACACTAATTTTTTACCACTAACTGGTGTCAAATATTCAGAAACAATATTTTGTATGATTTCATGTACCGGTTTTTTATACGAGCGATCAACTGAAGTTGATGCGTCTATCAAATTTTCTTTAGTTGTTAAATTCAATGTATAAGCTTCTAAATCATTCTTTACTTTAATTCTTTCTGACACTTTGAAAACTATTAATTTTCTATTCAAGGATCTAGAACCAGTGCCAGAGCTTGTTATATTCATAGTAAGTTCTTCACCACCAACTATAGGTAAAGTTGTATATAATGCTGTACCATCTAACATAGTCATGGTTGCTGATATGTAAGAAGAAAATAAGTCTTCATATAGAAATACTTCACTAGTAACATCCTGTATATTTACTTTATTATTTACCGTTGCTGATCTAATCTGAAGTTGTTTTATATCAGCTATACCTACTTTATGAAAACTCATGTGACAAATATTTCCTCAAATTCACGCATTACATCGGGAACAAAAGCCGCATCTAATATTTTTATAGTTCGTTTGCGATTATTTTCATTTTCTTCAAAAGTAAAACAATCTATATTGCGTCTAACAGAAGGTGCCAATAATATATATGTTGCATAATCTACTTGAAGTGATCTTTCGGGAATAACGATTCTTTCACCATCGTATATTACTTGTTCTGATCTAGATTGAATAATTTTTTCATAATGGTGATTTAGAGCTTGTGCTGAAGAAGTGCTACCATACTTTTGACGAACATAGTCTTCAAATTGTTTTTGATTTAATGGCCATTGAAAATACGGATCAAAGATATTATTAGTTATAAAAAACAACCAATCCAATCTTGGATCTTGATAATATTTCTCTGCCATTATATCTGGGCGATCTGAATCTTTTACGTCATAATTATAAAATATCAAACTATTGTTTCTAGAAATCTCACTCAATCTAAATCTACGTGTTATGTCTATTGCTAAACTTGGAGTATTTTGCCCAGTTGGATCATATGCAACAAATGGATGTGGTGTAAAAAAATATGACATTATCTACCTTTTTCAGTTATGTTTTCTTTAGTTACAATTTCTGTTTCTTTGAAGGTTAATCCTAATTTAATAGATGTTGGTGAAGGATCATCAGGATTATTTTCGCTTCTTGCATATGTTGGAATTCCTGCGGGGTGATAATCAACTTCAATTGACGTTAATACTGATGCTCCAATGCTAAACAAAAAACCAGCATCGCCCTTTGGCTGATGACGAAATTCTATATCAAAATAATCTGGATATGTGAAGAAATGTTTTCCGCCAGAAAGATTTAAATTTCCAAGATCGCCAAGATCAAATTTCCTATTGGAACCAAAACTGGGAGAAGCTGCATGTTTAAATAATTTAATTATTTCTCTCAAGTTTTGAGCTTCAGTTAAATTTTGTGGAATGAACTCATATCTAAAAGAATGTGTTCTAAAATCTACACTTTCAAATAATACCACTTTGTGTGGATTTCTCGCAACACCAAACGCGCCTGTGAGCAGCGCGCCGGTATCACTCAATGTGTTAACAATTTCGCTTGCAACTACTTGTCCTGCCAGGTTCTCGCCGCGGCCACCACCGGGGTCCTGGTTTCCTTTAAGAAGT